GTTGCGATGGATTATGACACTTACACGCTTTACAGACACAACCAGAGCAACAAGGTTGGTCTTACTACCGCTTTGATTCCAGCACAGCAGAGCAGGGCTTTATCGTGCCTCTCACAGCCCCTCGCCGTTGCCAATTTCAGAGATGTAGCACTTTCGTCTCTTGTTGGCGAACCTGATAACGCCAGAAATTACCAATTCGTTTTTGGCACACATCTTATCCCTAACAGAGTGGTCGAACTTTCTCGCTATTCCCAGCAGTTAGGAACAGGTCTCGGCAGAACATTTAGAAGTGATGCCCTCCATCTTTCAGAATTACAGAAGGCCATTCTCAACATCGGCGAACCTGTCCGCAACCTCCACAAGATCCATGAACACTTTGCTATTGGTCGTGCTTTCACCAGATATGGTCAGGTCTTCAACTTGAAGGATAACTCTCTTTCTTTAAGAGTTGATTACGAGAACACAGCCAACCAAGACAAGATCTTTAATAACTATATTTTCCATAAGCGAAGATTGGTAATTAACAAGGACGGCGTTTCAGTTTTAGTTTAAAATAATTTTATTAAAATAACTTTTTAATTTTTTTATATTAGTTAATAATATAAATGAATATAGCCCAAGTTGAAAAAGTCCAAATCTCGCCCAACAATCAACCCTCCAATAACACCTACTCATTTAAGGGTGGTAATCCAATAATCACGATCCAGATTGCTTCTGCTAATAAGTTATTGAAGGCAAGTTCAGTCCGTCTTAATGGAAAATTGAAGGTTCTCCAAGCCAACGGAGATACCCCCAACAACCAGAATGCCAAAGGAACTGGTGCGAAGAACGTCCAACTGAACGACAAAGTAGGAGTTTCAGGAATGATCCAGAATATCGTGCTTTCATCGGAGCAGACAGGCCAGACCCTCGAATCAATCCGCCAATATGGTCGTTTAGTGGCTTCGCTTGTCCCCTCACTCAACTCGCAAGAGACATTCATGAACGAACATGCTATAAGTTCTCTTGCTATGGGAATTGATGCCCCATCATCGCTTTTAGTGAATAATCAGGTGTCATTCTCCATTCCTCTCTACGCAGGAATGCTCCAATCAGGAGTTTCCATTCCATTAGGGACTAACGGAGTTCGTGATCTCAATATCCAGATTGAGTTGGCTGCCGACCAGATGGCTCTTACTGGGTCTGATGCTGCCGCAGGTTTAGGGGCTTCCTATGAGTTGAGCGATATAACTCTCACCGCCGATCTTCTTGTGCCAGATGCCGCTGGGCAACAGGCATTAAGCGTGGCTGGAACTGGTGCTTTCTCTTACAACTCATTTAACTCGCTTTATAGTGTCATTAACTCATCGGATAGCACACAGCAATACAACCTCGCTAATTCGAATGTGTTATCTGTCATTCATAACTTCTTGCCAGTTCCTCATGCTAACAACTACGCTAATGACTCTTTTGCTACTGATATGTTGCTTAACAAGAACAACAATACTGGTGCTTATGGAGAGAAGGTTGTCTTGGATAAGGTGTCATTCACTCGTGGCGGAGTTAAGTTGGCTCTTGATTATGAGTTGGATAGTGAGACAGCATCACTCGAATCTCGCCCAGAGACAGGAGTTTTAGTCAATTTCTTAAATGCTTTCCGCCCACTTTATAACTTGTTTAGCATGACCAATAATAATCAGGGCATCGGCTTCGGTGGCAACCAGTTAGCGGTCTATTCTCGTGAGCCACAAAAACTCACCGCCGTTGATAAGGGAAAACGCAATTTTGGCATAGGCGTTGCTTGTGATAACGTTTCTCGTGTAGGGATCTCATTTAGAGGACAGAACTACGCTACTCGCATTCAGTCCTCTCTTAACACCCAATCATCGGTGAATGCTAATCCAATTGACGTTTCACCTAACGCCATTTACACTTATGTTCTTGCCAGAAATACACTCCAATATTCACCACAGGGAATAGTTGTTGTCAATTAAGCCATTTTTTTAGTTTAAAAAAAATAATAAAATAAATATTATTTTTTTTTATATTAGTTAATAATATAAATGAATACAAGCCAAAGTTCAGCCACCCAACTTCCAGAAGCATTTAAAATAGCCCCAAGCAAATCCGTTCAGACATTAGAAATAAGGACTGAACAACTTGACCCAATTACCGCCACCAATAGCGAGGTCGTCTTTCAACTTCCCATGAATGGGATTTTAGACGGAGGATCTTTTGTTCAGTTAGCCGTTGAAGCGAATGCTGCCGCATTTCTTCCTATCGCAACAGGAATCCACGCTCTCGTCGATTCTTGCGAATTACAGGTTGGAACGAAGGTAATTATGACCACCCAGAAATACGCTCACAGACAGACGGCTATTCGTCAGTTAGATAGTCCAGAACATCGTGCCTATGTGGATATGATCAAGAGTGGTGCTTGTGGAGATCGTTGGGCAGAGACCTCTGCTGGTAAAATCGCTTATCAGGATTTAGTTTATAACGCTGCTCTTACTACTGCCGAAGTCCCTGCTTTCTTGAAGCCAACCGCCGACCCAACCACTACCCCTGTTTATAGTGTCCCACTTTCTTCGCTCTTCCCTGCTATGATTCTTCGTCAGTTGCCACTCTTCGCCATGAAGGAGCAGGTCTATATTCGCATCAGATTCAATCAGCAACTTAACGGAACGCAGGGAGTAATCTGTTGCTTCCCTGATGGCTACGGAGGAGACACCTCTGCCAAGCCATCGCTCACTAATATTAAGTTTATGAGTGATCATCTTTACTTTTCAGATGATACCATGAACCAGATGGCCTCCCAGATTGCCTCGCAGGACGGCATGGTCGAACTCTATGAAGATTTAATCCTCACGGAAGTTCAAGCCCCAGAAGTCCCCAACCCTGCTGGTGGCACTATTACACAGCAGAGAGTAGAGAACGAAATCGCTGTTGCTGGTCGTGTTGTCAGAGGACTTCTTATTGCTGACCAGAAGACCACTACTAACCAGAATCCAGCCGTTAATTGGTGTGGTCAATATGTCTCCACAGAAGGCCGTGTTCCAGACGAACTCAACTTCCGTGTTAATGACTCTCGTGTCTTTGACCGCAATCTTCAAGAAGCCCCCCAAAAATATAATGAATTGCGTTTCGCTATGGGGCGACCTCTTCGTGTCCCTTCTACGCTCTACTCCTTTGATCCTGACACCGATAAAGATGACCCTACTAATGCTGTCAATCAGTCGATCATCTCTAATGCGGTCTCGGTTGAAGGGCATGGCAATATCGAAAATGCTCGTTCTACCCAGCACTACACAGGTTTAGACCTCTCCACTACTGGCGTGAATATGCTCGGTGCTGGAACACAGATAGGCGTTAAGCCAATCCAGATTACCAAGACATATAACAGAGTAAATGGCGATAATCAGGCAAGAACGATGCGAGTGTGGGCGAGTGTTGAACGCACTATGCGAATCCAGAACGGAACAATTGAAGTTTCGGCCTAATTAGAATACTTTTTTTAGTGGTAGCAATTTCCACAATTCAGTAATAACGATATACTAATATGTGGGAAATGCTACCACCTCTTTTAAGGATTAATTTTTTATAATAAAATATAATCTTATTATAAAGATGACTGAATATATCCAAAATGTTCTTGTTGAATGTAATAGGGCAAGGAGTAAAGTAAATGTCGCACCTATTCCTGAAAATCAAGATCTCTACAAAAATAAATGGACGAATAATGTTAGCACAACTGGAATTGAGGTAAATGTAGGAGACGTAATTTCATTAGAAGCAGGGGCTATCAATAGTAAAGGAGCAAATGAAGATGTAATTGAGTTTATTGGCGAGACAGAATCAGGAATCATGGATAATAAAATAGGTTTAGAACTCGGTTTCTATGTAAATCATTCTGGACGAAATACATTCTCTTTGCCATACCTAAATCAGGTGTGCGAACCAGCAGGGAGCGGAAGAGTAGCATCAACCTATTCTACTTTTGCGAATGTCTTACAGAGAGATATTGGTGGATTTCCTCGAAATATTCCCATTCCAGAAGCGGACGAATATCAGAGAGTTTCACCATTCAAGGATATTTCAACAGATTACAAGATCACAAATGAAGGTAATTATTATGAAGCAGGAAAATATTATATGGCAAAACCAGATGGACAAATCAGTCCTCCTGCGAATGTGCCATTCTCAACAGGTAATATAATTATTATCCAAGTGATTTCAACAAAATCGGCGACTGGTGGAGATGTTGGGATTATTGATGAATATAAGTTTATTAGTGAAGGTGTGAATATCGGTTCATTCGATAATACAGGTGCTCCTGATGACATGTTTAGTAATGTTCCAGCAACTTATACTTTTGATATTGAAGTAGATCGTGCTGGAAATATCTTGAATAATCCAAGAATTACCCCAAGCAGTCCGTCCCCAGCAGTAGCGAACGCAACATTACAGATTAAAGCCAGAATCACTCCTAACGCATTCATGAAAAACTTTGATCCACCAGATAACACCAGATATTATTTCTTGTCGCCAGATTATACTGGCATGGACTATGTAAATTGGGCTGATTCTAACGACCATCAACAAATTAATCCAAAAGTCAATTTACGCTCTAATAGGGTTCTTCTTGAAGTCCCAGAGGGTTATAACACCCCAACCAACGTTGGAAAATTGCTAACTGATATACTCCATGAACCTACGCAGGTTGAGGCCACCACCGATTTACCTTTTGCCAGTTTCAACACATATTCAGTTAAGACCCATGACTATAATAATTATGGTGGCATTACAGCATCTCTTCCTGCCGTTGTTGCTACGCCCACTTACCAGCCCTGCCCTGCTAATGGTAATCCACAAGCCAACAAACAAAATGAAAACTTTGCTACTTCTTATGAGTTCTACAAACCTGACCCTGATATAGCACCACCACCAAGTCCAAATCCGCCTCCTGAATTACAGGAAGCGATGGCAAGGCGATCTTATTACAGCAGCATAGCATATGCCGCACCAGAACGATTCACAGGATTACAGATATTCAGGAACTTCTATTATGGAGCAAATAATCAAGATTTCCAAAACGTAATTAATACTGGGATAAATCAGACACAGATTACCACCCCATTCGGTAATCAAGAGGTCGGTCAATTAGGTAATCGTGTGTGTTGCTTAAATAATCTGCCGACGGCTGCTGGAAATAAGTTCTGTAAGTTCCAGAGAGGAAAATTAATCTTGACTAATATGCTTTGGTTTCAAGACACGATTGAGACATTAGCCGACGGATTTAAGAAGAATGAAAAATATTTAAATGGTCTAAAAAAACAAGAGGACTTCAATAGTGAAGATTATAAGCGATACGCAGGTGTGTTCTTGGATTTCAATCAATATGACGACCAGA